TGTATACACAGTCGCAGGTTCATCAGGCTCGGCTACCCCTGTGGTGGCTTTTACTAGGAGGTAAAAAAATGCCAACATTTAGACATGGTAAATCCACCGTATTCAAGGTAGACAACAACGCTGGAACTCTTACCGATATTAGCAATACCCTTACAGATGTTTCATTCCCACAATCAGTAGACACAGCCGAGACCAGCGCTTTTGGTTCCTCAGCAAAGTCTTATGTAGTTGGGCTATCAGATGCAACGCTTTCAGTATCAGGTAACTTTGATGCAACAGTTGATGCTCACCTAGCGGCTATCGTAGGAAAAGCAGACTCAGTTTCATTCGAGTATGGTCCTGAAGGTTCAACAGCAGGATATGTCAAGTACACAGGAGAGGCACTTCTAACTTCTTACGAGAAGAGTGGTGCTATCGGAGATGTAGTGACATACTCAGCCGAGTTCCAAGTGACAGGTGCAGTTACTCGCGGTACCTACTCTTAATAGGAATTGATTCAAAAAAACTAAATAATTTATCGTGACCAACCTAGTGTCCCAAGGAGAAAAGAAATGACAGATTTACGCGGAAAGATATTTTCGGCTGATGATATTACGAGAGAATTACTGGAAGTTCCCGAATGGGGAGTTGCAGTAGAGATTCGTTCTATGACAGCAGGACAACGAGCAACACTTACTGAGGGGGCAACCTCGGCAGACAAAGTGGATGTTTCTAATATGTACGCAAAGACTGTTATCGCAACTGTGTTTGACCCTACAACGGGTCTGCCAGTCTTTACCGAGCAAGACCGTGAAGCAATTCTTTCTAAGAATGGCGCAGTCATTGAGCGTTTGGCAACAAAGGCTCTTGGCAGTTCAGGTCTAGGCGAAAAGGCGGTAGACGAAGCACAGGCACGATTTCCTAAAGAATCCTGAGAGACGGTTTCTTTTTGAATTAGCAGAAAAGTTAGGTCGGACGGTGGGAGAACTTCTTTACGGAAGCGAATCCCACCGCCCACTTAGCAGTATGGAATTAACTGAGTGGAACGCTTTCTATATCGTAAAAGAAAAAGAACGCGAGAAAGCCGAGAGAAGAGCGAAGGCTAGGAGATAAATGGCTGATTCACCAACCATGGAAGTCCGCGCTCGCCTCACCGCTGATTCTGCTCAATTTACGAAAGGTCTAAGTGAAGCAACAAAAAGTGCTGAAACTTTTCAAGGCGCGGCTACAAAACTTAATTCTGCTTTAGTCGGACTCGGCGCAGTTTCGGCTGGTGTAGGTGTTAGTTTAATTCTTTTTGCTACAAGGTCGTTTAAGGCGGCCGCTGAAGTTCAAGAGTTAGATAATGCTTTACAGGCTATTGGTCAATCTACTCGTTACGGATATACCCAACTTGCTCTTGCAGTTGAAGCCATTCAAGATGTTGGCATTACTGCGGCCGCGTCTCAAAGAGCAGTTATTAAACTTGCTCAAGCAAATGTTGATTTAGGTCAGGCTACTGAATTAGCCACCGTCGCTCAAAACTTATCTGTTACAGCGAGCGTAAATGCTTCGGACGCTTTGCAGACTCTTATTTTTGCCATCACAACTGGGCAAACACGAATGTTGCGTCAGATAGGTATAACAACTGGGGCTACTGAGGCTTTTGCTATTTACGGACGAACAATAGGCAAGAGCGCTAGTGAATTAAATATGGCTGAAAGACGCCAAGCGGTACTTAATTTTATCTTAAAAGAAGGCACAAAAGTTACAGGTGCTTATGCCTTAGCAATTCAAAGCCCTTCTAAAGCATTAAAGGAAATGTCAGACCTAACCAACAATTTACAAGTTGCCGTGGGCAAAAGACTGCTTGATTCTTTTAGTAAATTGATTTTAGCCACTTTTGATTTATACACAAAATTTACGGTAGCGGCTGATGGAACTGGCACTTTGTCTAAATTCCTTGATGCTATGGAAAAAGTTTTAACTAAGTTAGCAGACCCATTTGCAAAAATAGCAATAAATCTAGGAAACCTCATTGAAAAACTAGATAAAAGCGAATTAAGCGTTAATGGAATTGCTGGCACCATGGAAAAGGTATTACCAGTTGCGGCGGCTTTTGCTACTTTCTTTGGTATTAAAGCAGGTAAGTCTCTAGCCCAAGCGGCGCCTTTCTTCCAAGGTTTCTTCTCAACACTAGCAAGATTTAATTTAGTTTTTACAGCCTTCACCCTAGCCGTGACCTCTCCTCAAATACGAGGAGCAATAGGACAATTAGTTACTGCTTTCAAACCTTTGTTGCCAACACTTGTTAAGTTAGGAGCGATACTTACAGAAGTATCTGCTTTAGCCATTGGTGTTCTTGCTAAGGCTATAAGACTTGTTGCTTCCGTAGTTTCAACAACTATTGCTGTTGTTCAAAGATTTGCTGAAGTTTTTAAGGTTTTAGGAGTTGTAATCGCGGCGGTTGCTTTAGGATACGGTGCTTATAGAACAGCCATATTACTCACCACAGCGGCAACGGTAATTTGGGGAACTGTCACAGCGGCAACTACAACAGTCATAACTGCTCTAAGAAGTGCAGTTGCTATATTAAATGCAACCATAGCCTTAAACCCTATCCCACTCTTTATTGGCGTTATTGTTGCTTTATTAGTTGCTCTTGGTTATTTAATTAAAACAAATAAATCAGTAGGCGATGCTTTCAAAACAGTCTTTAATTTTGTCGCTAAAGTTGTAATTACCGTGCTTGCCTATATTGTAAAGTCTATCGGATATGTAATAAAAGCCTTTGCTTCTATTATGCGGGTACTTGGTTTCTTTGCAGAAGTGGTCGCAATGGTATTTGAGTTCGTAATTGATATTATTCTTACTTGGTATAAATTCTTACTTAAGGCTATCAAGTTTGTTGTTGATGCTTTTATTATGTTTATGGAAGCCCAAGGAACTCTTTATGATGTAGTTAAAACCATATTCAATGCAATCATTAAGGTAATTTCTTTGGTCGTTGAAGGCATAGTTAGAGTCTTTGCATTTGTTATTGGTGCTGTTGCTGACTTAGTTGGGGTATTCAATGATTTGTTTGGTGCAGTTAAAAACATCTTCCTAAAGATTCTATCCGCTATTGCAAATGTTGGCGAGGGCATTTTTGGTGTATTACAAAATGTAGCCGAGGGCATAGGTAAATTTCTTGGTTTTATTTTTGATAAATTGACTGGTTGGATTAAATCAGTTGCGGCTTTATTTGAAAAAATTCCTTTAGTTGGCGCTCAAATTGCAAGTGGTATTAAAAGTGGTCTTGCCGCTGGTCAAGCATTAGTAACAGGCTTTTCGTCCACCCTTGTAGGTTTTGGCAAAACAGCATTTGATGGAATTCTCAATGGAGTGACAAAAACAGTTAATGGCATATCTACGGTTGGAGATGCGGTTGAAAAGGGATTAAGAACAACAGAAAAAACCCTTACTAATTTCGCAGTTAAAGTTCAGGAATTTGGAAACAAAGACAACGGCGCAAAACTTATTGAAGGTTTAGTTGGTGGTGCAAAGACAGCATCACTCGCTTTAGGGACGATGATTGATGCCCTTGGCGAAGCAGTTAAGTTTGATTTTGCTGGAACAGTAGGAAAGTTTATTGACAGCGTGGCTGACAAGGCTGATGCGGCTGGCGATTACTTAATCAATCTATCAACTCAAATGTTAGCGTTTGCAGATACTACTGACTTTGCTGGCAATGTTGCAGATGGCATCGGTGACTTTATTGGAAAAATTCAGGACAGTCTTAAAGAAGGTCTTGGCTTTGGTGATATTCTTAAAAAAGAACGCGAAAAAGCAGATGGTCTGCCTGGGAGTGGAACCGAAGATGCTTTAGGTGATATTCAAGACCAAGCAGATTTAATGAAAAAAATTCGTGAAGCAATGACCGCTGGTATTGAGTCAATGCGCGATGTTCTAAAAGATTTGCAACAAGCGGCTAAGGATTTTGCAGATTCCCTTAAAGACACAATTATGGGTTTTGCTGGACTCAAGGGTGTAGAACTTCCTGATGGATTTATTCCAAAGGCTAAATCTCTTATTGAAAATATGCGAACTCGTTTGGATAAGAGCCAACAGTTTGCTAGTCAGATAACTCAACTACAAGCACTTGGCTTAGATGCAGGTGCAATTAAAGATTTAGTTGAGTCAGGACCAATTAAGGGCGCCCAACTTGCGACGTCAATTCTTGGTGGCGGTGCCGATGCGATTGCTCAGATTAACGAGATTCAAAAGTCGATTGCATTTACTGGTGCGGCGATTGGTAAGTTTGGTTCAGAGGCGGCTTTTGGTCAAAAGATTGCAAGCGCTCAGGCTGGAATTGCTCAGATTACAGATGCAGAAGCAAGCATTAGAGGTGCTGGTGGAAACAATGTAGTTATTGAACAAGGCGCGTTTGTGGTCAATGTTGATACATCGGGTGCCACAGACCAAAACGAAAAGGCTGACATAATCACTCAGAGAATTCAAGAAACATTCGCTATATTGGCAAAGGAGTTGGCTAATAAATAATGGCTACTTATGTACTTCGCCCTAACGCGAACTGGAACAATAACTCTGCCTTTACTATTTCAGGTGGGTCGGCTTCAGTTCATGCGGCGCTTGCCGATAACAGCGACTCAACTTTCATAACCCGTACGAGTACAACAGTTCCAGCGTCCTATGAAGCAGAGTTTGGTACACAAACTTTAGCGGCTACCGAAAAGGTTGCCTATGTAAATCTTCGAGCAAGAGCAAGTATTGGAGCAACGGGTTCTATTGAGTTGAGCCTTGGTGTTATTACAGACCGTAATGGTCGTACCGTGAGTTACTCAGTTCCTTTTTCAAAGGCAAACACCCTTGCATTAAGCACTCTTGATACTGCTCTAAAACTTACAACAGCCCCAAACGGTGAGGCTTGGACTCAAACTTTAATTGATAACCTTGTAGTTAAGTTTGCAGATAACGCAATCACAAGCGGTGACCGTGCCAATCTATATGAATTGTATCTAGATGTAATTACAACTACTCAGCCGACGGTTAGCGTAGGCGCTCCTACTGGAACAGTCACAGATACAACATTCCCATCGGTCACTTGGACTTATGCAGATGCAGACGGTGACCCACAAAACGCCTATGAGATTAAAGTATTTGACTCAACAACTTATGGCGGTGCAAGTTTTAGTGCAGACACATCAACGCCGACTGTTGCAACTGGCATTGTTACATCAAGCAATAATGGTCAAACTCTTGAAGCAGACTTAGCAGATGGAACGACCTATCGTGCTTATGTTCGAGTTGCTCAATTAGTTAATGGTTCAAATTACTTTAGTGAATGGGCTTATAGTCAATTCACCATTGATGTTGATGCTCCAGCAACTCCGTTGATTACCGCGTTTTATGATTCTCAAGAAGGCGCCGTAACTGTAACTGTATTTGGAAGAACAAACTCTTTATCTCCAAACCAATCCTCCCTTGAAACAAATACAGCAGGATGGGAAGCGGTAACAAACTGTGCGATTGCTCGTTCAACTGTTCAAGCATCAGTCGGTAGTGCTTCTTTACAAGTGACTGCTAGTTCGGCTGGCGACGCAGTTGCATCAACTACTGTCGCCACAAAATTTTTAGTTACACCAAACCAAGAGTTCTCAGCCATTGCTGATTTTAGAGCAGGTACTACTACTCGTTCATGCCAAGTCGGTATTCGTTATTTGACTACAACTGGTACAACAATTAGTACAACTTTTGGAACAGCAGTCAGCGCAACGAGTTCAGCCTTTGTTACAGCAAACGCAACAGTATTGGCTCCCCCAACTGCAACACACGCTCAAGTATTTGTAAAGATAGTAAGTGCAAGTTCAGGCGGAGTTCACTATGTAGACAAGATTGCTTTCCATGCTGGCGATGAGCCAGTATTTACCCGCGGAGGTTTTTCTAATTTCGTGTTTGATATTGAGCGCTCCGAGGACACGATTACATATACAGCAATTAGAAATAGTCCAGTAACCGCTACCGCAACACAGATTGCTGAACTTAATGATTACGAAGTTCCTCTTGATAAAACAGTTACATATCGTGCGAAAGCGAGGGCTGACATCTAATGGCAACTATTTCCTCGGGGTATACAACTACTGTACCAATTCAGATTACTAATCCTGCAACTTGGTCATTTATTGCACCCGAAAGTCCAACAATTAAAGTTGTTGGTATCAATGTTTTACAGCCATTGAACTCAAACATTGTTGAATCTTACGGAGTATTCAAACCTCTTGGTGCATCTAAGACAGTAGTTGTTTCTCAATCTATTTATGGCATTGATGGTAATTATGAATTTGTAACTACTGGAGAAACTGAGTGGAATGAATTATACCCAGTCTTAACTTATCAAGGAACACTTCATGTTCATGACCCACTAGGTCGTCAAAAGTATGTTCGCTTTGTAGAAAGAAACTGGACAGAATCAGGAAACATTAACTCCTTAGTTCGCCGAATTAAAGTTACTTACTACGAGGTCGGAGCGCCGTAATGTATCCAGTTTCCGCTGACTTCAAAGAGGCAGTTCGGAAATCTCATTCAGCAATAGTCAAGGTTGAGATTTACGATATGGCTAATGGCACTATCTTGAGTACAGCCTCCCCTATAAGTGGAGAAGTAACTATTGATAACCGTAGGTCAATTCGGCGTGAATGTACTTTAGAGTTTGTAGATACCGACGGAACTTTAGTTCCCGTAAATAACATTTCTTCAATTCTTTTGCCGTATAACCGTGAGGTAAAGATTTACCGTGGAATCGCTTTTCCTGACGGGACAGAGGAATTAGTTCCCCTTGGCGTATTTATTATTACGAGCGTCGATATAACCGAGTCCGCTCAAGGCGTGAAAATCACAATCAAAGGTTCAGACCGAAGCCTCATATTGGCTAGGGCTAAGTTCACTAACCATGAGTTTTATATTGAGGCTGGCACAGCAAAAGAAACAGCGATTGAAAACATTCTTAAATACCGTTACCCAAAAGTTAAAACTATTTTTCCTGCTACAAATCAAGTAACAACTTTGTTATATCCAACCATTGACCAGTCAAGTGACCCTTGGCGTGAGGCGCTGAAAATCGCCGAGTCCGCTTCTATGGACTTGTACTTTGATGAGAACGGCATTGCTCGTATGAGACCAATCCCTGACCCTGATAAGGGAACTGCAATCGCTACCTACACAGACGGAAGCGATTCAGTCCTTATTCAAATTGCTCGCTCCCTTTCAATCGATGAGTCCTACAACGGAGTCATCTATACAGGTGAAGGAACCAATCTAAGTATTGGAGTTATTGGCGAGGCTTGGGACGATAACCCAAGTTCTCCTACCTATCGAAAGACTTACGGAGAAGTTCCCCTCTTCAAGTCATCCCCAACAATCTTGACAGTTGGCGAGGCTAAAGAAGCGGCGGCGGCGGAGTTGAAAAAAGTCATCGGCGCCTCAGAAAAAATTACATGGGACCAGTTAGTAAACCCTGCCCATGATGTCTATGATTTAGTCAAGGTCACGCGCTCGCCAGTTGGGGTAGATAAAATCCTAATGTTGGATGCCATCTCAGTTCCCCTAGCGGCAAGTGGCACAATGAACGCAATCGGTAGAAGTAGGAGATTCTGATGGACTTGAGTTACTTAGTTGGTCAAATCAAAGGCACCGATACTTCTCCAACTCTGAGGCTTCGTCAGGCTTATGTGGTTGCTTCTCACAACAGCCCAAGAAGAATAGATATTCAAATAGCAGGAGATACGAATACTTTACCCTCAGTCAAATATATCCACAGTTATGCGCCACAAGTAGGGGATACGGTTTTTATCCTTACAAATGGGGCTGATATTTTGTGCCTTGGAGATATAGCAACTTAGGTTAAGAAACGATAGGTTATTATTTACCCACCTACATTTAGGAGAAACAATGGACAGCAAGACAAAAGCAATGCTCGCTTCGTATGGACGGTCATTCCTAGCGGCAGTAACAACAGCCTTCATGATTACAGGCGGGGACATCCTTGCTCTTGATGGCGATGCACTTAAAGCAATTTTAGCGGCTGGCGTTTCAGCCGTTCTCCCCGTCGCAATCAGAGCGGCAAATCCTAAAGACCCTGCGTTTGGCAAGATTGCCGACGGAGTAACCGATGCAGTTGTAAAAAAGATTACAGCCAAGAAGTCGGTGAAGAAAAAATAATGTCAGTTCAAAAAGTCTTACTAGCGGCTAAAGCCGAGGTCGATGCTGGATACCGTGAAGGTGCCAACAACGATACAAAATTCGGTAAGTGGTACGGACTCAATAACCAACCTTGGTGCGCCATGTATGTTTCATGGTGCTTCAAGGAGGCAGGTCTATCTGACCTAATCGCGGCTGAATCTAAAAAAGGTTTTGCTTCATGCGATGCTGGTTTGAAATGGTTTGCTGGTAAAGGTCAGTTGGTTCCAGTTGGGCAAGCAAAGGCTGGAGATATTGCATTTTTTCAGTTCGACGATGATGCTCAGGCAGACCATGTTGGTATTGTAAAATGGAACAACACAACCTTAAAGTATCTACAAGTTTACGAAGGCAATACAAGCGGTGATGGAAAGGGCAGTCAATCAAACGGAGATGGCGCTTTCTTAAAGAAAAGAAATTACAAACTAATCATGGCTGTCGTCCGCCCGAAGTACGAGGCATAAAACATGAGCGAAGAAGTAAAGCCAAGTTTAGGAGAAATTATGCGTCGGCTTGATGACCTAACTATGGAAGTCAAGCAGATGAATCTAAATGTCAGCCAAACCTATCTTCGCAAAGATGTTTATGACTCGGACTCTGAAAGAGTCACTCAAGCCATGGAACACATCACAGACCGTCTCGAAAAAATGGAGAGTCGCTCCGAATGGGTCATTCGTACCGTCGGAGCGCTCTTTATCTGTACGGTTGTCGGTGCCTCAATGTATGTTGGACAAGTTATCGGGTTGTAGGGCTTGACAATCTAAACCCCAGTTTAGTACCCTCTCCTATAACGAGAGGAGTCCACATGGACAACGCATTATCAGTAACACAAGTAGATGATTTTGAAATCATCGAGGAACCAGCCCGTGAGCCATTCGTCGTTGATGACGATTCAAAAGCAGATTGGGCAATGAGAAAACTTGCATCCATTCGACGCAAGCAATCAGATAACAAAGCCATCTTTGACCGAGAAGCACAGAGGGTCGCAGAATGGCTAGAGAAGGTCAATACAGACCTTGAAAGAGATGCTGAATGGTTTGAGGCGAACCTACGCCCATACGCCCTTCAGGAGCGCTCTAAAGACC